GAAATGTTACTTTTGTTGCAGCGATGCAGTCAAATATTAATACTGTAGCCTCTAACTCTACTAATATTAATACTGTTGCTAATAATAATACAAACATTACAACAGTCGCTGGTCAAATATCACCAACAAACAATATAGGAACAGTTGCTGGAATAAGCTCTGATATTTCTACTGTTTCTGGTATTTCTAGTAATGTAACTACAGTAGCAAGTAATGATGCTAATATAACAACTGTTGCTGGATCAATTAGTAATATAAATACAGTAACTACAAATATTTCTAGTATAAATACAGTAGCTACTAATATTACTAATGTTAATAATGTTGGAGGTTCAATAACTAATGTTAATACAGTTGCTACAAATCTTAGTGATGTAAATAATTTTGCTGAGACTTATCGTATTTCTGCAACAGCTCCAACAACAAGTCTTGATATTGGAGATTTATGGTTTGACACAACAAACAATGTAATGAAAGTCTATTCGTCATCCGGGTGGATTACGGCTGCGTCTGCTGTTAACGGAACTGCACAGAGGTATCAATACACAGCAACTGCTGGACAAACTACATTTAGTGGTTCTGATGATAATTCAAACACTTTATCCTACGATGCCGGGTTTGTTGACATTTATCTAAACGGAATAAAATTAGTTTCGGGTGCATCCAATGACTATGTCGCTACTAATGGTACAAGTGTGGTCCTAAATTCTGGAGCTGCTCTAAATGATATTTTACAAATCGTGGCCTATGGAACATTTGAACTTGCAAACTTTTCTATTAATGATGCTAATGATGTAAACACAACTGGTTTAGCAACTAATGATTTATTAAGATACGATGGAACAAATTTTGTACCAAAAAGTTTTGATGAGATTACACCAACACAAACAAGTAATGCTGGTAAATTTTTAACTACTGATGGAACTAATTCATCCTGGGCTACAGTTAATACAGATTTAGTTTCGGATCTATCTCCACAATTAGGAGCTGACCTGGATGGTAATGGAAACACAATAGATTTAGGAGCAAACAATACTTCATTTGGATTGCCAGTAGGCTCAACAGCACAACAGCCATCAGCAGATGCAGGTCAAATAAGATACGATACTGATAAAGCAGCAGTAATGTATTCTGATGGTTCTACATGGTATAAAGTTTCTTCAGTTATTCCTACATTAACTGGTGTTACTGGAAATTACTACGCAGCAACATCAACAACTTTTACTTTAGCAGGTACTGGATTTTTAACTTCTAATTTAGTAGTTACTTTTACTCACAGTTCAACTGATAGAACAGTGACAGTAACACCATCAAGTGATACTTCGGCTACAGTTACAACACCAAGTGCATTAGATAGTGCTGTTTCAGCAGGTGATACAGTAACTATTAAAGTTACTAATAGTGATAATGCTAGTTCTGGCACACAAAGTGTTACAGTATTAGCTTTACCAACAGGCGGTACTATTTCAAATTCTGGTGGATATAGAATACATAGTTTTACTTCATCTGCTAACTTTGTAACATCAACTGCGTTATCAGCAGAAATTTTGATTGTTGCAGGAGGTGGCGGCGGAGGTTCTAGCGGTGGTGAAGGTGGTGGTGCAGGTGCAGGTGGACTTATTTATTATGGAGCAGAAACACCTAAAACACCTACAGGTTCAGCAGTTTCAATATCTTCTGGTACTTATGCAGTAACAGTTGGAGCAGGTGGTACTGGCTCACCTACTTATGCGCCAAGAACAAATACAGATGGTGGTAATAGTTCTGTAGGAAGTTTGTCATTAACAACTGCTGTTGGTGGCGGTTCTGGTGGTTGCTACCCTGGAAATGGTACTGGTCAAGGTAATTCTGGCGGCTCTGGCGGTGGAGGTGGTGGTAACACTTCCGCAGGTGGATCGAGTGCAGGAGGTGCAGGAACATCTGGTCAAGGTTTTGCAGGCGGTGATGGTGGATTTAATGTTTCAGGTCAATTTCGTGGTGGCGGCGGCGGCGGAGCTAGTGAAGTGGGTGAATCACCTTTATCAGTATATGGGTCAACATTTAGAGCAGGTGACGGTGGTGACGGATTAGCATATTCTATTACTGGTTCATCTGTAACATACGCAGGCGGTGGTGGTGGACACACTAACGGCGGAACAGGTGGAAACGGTGGTTCTGGCGGAGGCGGTAACAACGGTTCAGCAGGTTCAGCAAATACAGGCGGCGGTGGTGGTTCAAGTGGAGCAAACGGTGGCTCTGGTATTGTAATTATAAGGTATCAATTATAGGATAGGCAAATGGCACATTATGCAAAAGTATTAGACGGAAAAGTTATTAAAGTGATTGTTGCTGAAGCAGAATTTTTCAATAATTTTGTTGATGACAGTCCAGGTGAATGGATACAAACATCGTACAATACAAGAGGGGGAACACATTACCAACCTAATACAAACACACCTAGTACAGATCAATCAAAAGCTCTTAGAAAAAACTTTGCTGGTATCGGATATATTTACGATCAAACAAGAGATGCATTTTATTCACCACAACCATTTGCATCTTGGACACTTAATGAAACGACTTGTTTATGGGAAGCTCCTATTGTAAAACCAGATGGAAGATATGTATGGGATGAAGAATTATATCAAAGTGATAATACCCAGGGATGGGTGGAGGTAACAAATGACTAAAGCTAGAACTATTGCAGACTTAGGAACAGGATTTGTAAACATAACTGATACTGGTACCGAGGGTACAAAAGTTGCTAGTGGTACAACTGCTCAACGAGGCAGCACGACTGGTCAAATTAGATTTAATACCACAACTGGATTAGCTGAATATTATACTGGAACAGTATTTAAAGCTATTGATACACCACCAATAATAACCTCTATTGATGTTACAAATATTGCAACTGATTTGGGTGGTACTCAAACTTTTGTAATTAGTGGCTCATTATTTAATAATAGTGCTACTGTTAAATTTAGAGATAATGGTGGAACATTAATTACACCAGATACAACAACAGTAAATTCTAGTACGCAAATTACTGTGACTAAAACTAGGTCTAGCTTTTCAAATGCTAATGAACCTTATGATGTTATTGTTACTAATCCTTCTAACTTAGAAGCTACACTTGATAATCAAATTAATGTAGATAATAGTCCAGTTTGGAGTACAGCTAGTGGTTCTTTAGCAACTATTTATGATAGCTCAAGAAGTGGTATATCTATATCTGTAACAGCAACAGATTCAGATGGTGACACAGTAACATATTCAGTTCAATCTGGTACGCTACCTACTGGATTATCTTTAAACAGTTCAACTGGTGCAATTACAGGAACAGCAAGTGCTGTTGGTTCAGATACAACTTCTTCATTTACTTTAAGAGCAACAGCAAATTCTGAAACGGCTGATAGAGCATTTTCAATTACAGTTAAAGCACCAGTAACGCAAACATTTTCTTATACTGGTTCAAACCAAACATTCTCAGTACCTACAGGTCTTACATCAATTACAGCTTATATGTGGGGTGCCGGAGGTGGAGGTGGTAATGCTGGTGGTTGGCAGGCTGGTTTTCCAGGTGGTGGAGGTGGCTCTGCTGTCGGAACAATAGATGTTAGTGGCATTACATCACTTATTATGATTGTTGGTCAAGGTGGTGCTGGACAAGACAGCGATCAAAACACAACAGTTAGAGACGCATTTGGGGGTGGAGGTGGAAATAATACTACTTCTGACAACAGATACACCGGGGGTGGTGGTGGACTATCGGGAATATTCAATGGTTCATACACTCATGCAAACTCACTTCTAATCGCTGGAGGTGGTGGAGGTGGTGGTGCTAGAAATACTAATAGCACTAACAATAATGGTGGTGCTGGTGGTGGTACTGACGGACAAGATGGTTTCTGTACCTATGATACGGCTGCTAGAGGTGGTGGTGGTTCGCAAACCGGAGGGGGTTCTAATGCTGGTAACACAAATTCTGCTTCCGAAGGTAGTGCATTACAGGGTGGTAAAAATCCAAGCACTAACTATGGTGGAGGTGGTGGTGGAGGCTACTACGGAGGAGGCTGTGGTAGTTATATCGGAGGTGCTACTGACATGATGGGTGGTGGTGGAGGTGGCTCTGGCTACAAACATCCAACTCTAGTTTCTAATGGAACATTATATCAAGGTTCTGGGCAAACAGTTGCAAATTCAAGTGCCTCTCAAAGAGGTGGTTTAGGTGATGGTGGTGCTATCGCAACAGATGGTGATCATGGAGTAATAGTTATTAATTACTAATATGACTAGAAAAAAAATAACACAAAAAAAAAGAACAACAACCAGACAGTCAGTTACTGCTATTAGCCTACAACATATTAATGAAAAGTTAGAACACATTCACAAAGACTTAGAACAAAACAGCAAAGACATCTCACAACTCAAACAACAAGTAGCTATGGGTAGAGGTGGTCTTAAAGTGATCTTCTATATTGGTGGTGTTGTTTCAATTATTATAGGAGTTTTGAAAATTGGAAAGATTATTTGATGTACTGGATGCTAGTAGGAACTCTTTGTTTACTTACACAAGTTAACGATCCTAATAGCTTACAATGTGTAAGGATTGCTAGTGATATAAAGTTCAATAGTTATCAATCGTGCAATGAATTTTCTTACAAAGTAGTAGACGATTTAAAAGATGAAATAAATAAACATCCAGGACAAGGTGTAAAATTTCATTGTGTTAATTACGATCTAATTAAATTGAAAGGACAAAGTATATGATACAAGGACTAACAGCATTACTACCAATACTAAACAAAGCAGTTGACCTAGTTCCAGATAAAAACAAAGTTGCAAAACACAAAGCAGATTTAGAAAAAGAATTAGTTAAAGCTCTTGTTGATGTAGATAAAGAACAAGCAAAAATAAATAGAGCAGATGCCCAGGCTACTGGAGCTCTGTCCTGGATACAAAGATTGTGGAGACCTACACTTGCATGGGTGTGTGTCCTAGCATTCGCATTTCAATTCTTAGTCATACCAATCACTAACTGGTACTGTGCATTAAATGGTACAGTGATTAATTTACCTACCCTGGACAGTTCAACATTGATGACTGTTTTATTTTCATTACTCGGCCTTACAGGAGCCAGATCATTTGACAAGTTAAAAAATATAAACAACAAGAAGTAAGATGAAAATAGATCCAGATAAAACTCAAGTTTCAATGCCAATGAAAACAGTTTTGTCATTGATAGCTATCGTAGCTATTGGCACAATGAGTTACTTTCAAATCATAGAAACTCTTAACGCACATGGTACTAGATTGCAGCTTATGGAAAGCGATCTAGAAAAGAATACAGAGTTTAGAATTAAATGGCCTAGAGGATTGATGGGTTCACTTCCAGCCGATAGTGAGCAGTTCATGTTAATCGAGGATCTATATAAACAAGTAGAAAAACTACAAGCTACTCAAGAAATGAACATGACCAACAAAGTTAATATAGAATTTTTACAGAAACAAGTTGAGAAACTGTTAGTTGATGTAGAAAAATTAAAAGATAGTAACAGAGAAATAAAATATACAAATGGAAATGGTCACTAAAATAGTAATAGCTTTGTGTATGTTCACAGCATCATCTGGTGAATATCCGGAAGAACATTTATATGTAGAAGAAGGATATGGTAAATGTTTGGAGATGAAAAGAAAAGCTGAGAGGAATGTAAACCCAGAAAGAATTAGATTTGTTTGTGGTGAAGTAGAAGCTCTAATAGAAACAGATCAAACAGGAAAAGAACACATTAATAAAATAATAATGTCGAAAGGATAAACATGAGAGAGAGACAATCAACAGATACATTAGTAATACATTGTGCAGATACACCAGCAGATATGGATATAGGTGCAGAGACAATTCGTAAATGGCATACAGAAGAAAGAGGATGGGATGACATTGGATACCATTGGGTGATTACTCGATCTGGTAAGTTAGAACCTGGAAGAGATTTAAGAATGCAAGGAGCTCACGCAGTTGCAGTTAATGGAAACTCAGTTGGAGTTTGTCTTGTCGGTAGGGGCGACAACTTTACAGATGCACAATTTATAACATTGCATAATTTAATTAATACAACTAAAGATATGTATGGAGATGATTTGAAAATTATTGGTCATTGTGATGTTGAACCTAACAAACCAAATTGTCCAGGGTTCGATGTAGGCCAATGGGTTAAAGACGAATTTTATGGCTAAAGGTTATTCTAGTGTCCTGGTAATATCTGATTTACACGCACCATGGCAGCATCCCGATGCATTAGAATTTTTAAAAGCAATCAAGAAAGAAATCAAACCAGAATTTATTTTGAATGTGGGAGATGAATGTGATGCCCACGCATTATCAATGCATGATAGTGATCCGGACCTACCATCAGCCGGTGATGAATTAAAACTAGCTAGAGAAGTTATGCATGAACTGGAAAAAATATTTCCAGAAATGACACTCCTACATTCTAATCACTCATCATTAATATATAGAAGAGCTCTCAAACATGGAATGCCTAGAGCATATCTTAGAAACTACAATGAGTTCTTACAAGTTGGACCAGGATGGAAATGGGTAGATGACTTAACATTTAAATTATCAGATGGTTCCAAAGTATTTGCTACGCATGGCATGGCAGCAGATGGTTTAAAACTTTCTATGCAGATGGGCTGCCACACAATCCAAGGACACTTTCATTCAAAAGCAGCTATAAATTATTTTAGTAATCCATCACAGTTAGTGTGGTCACTCCAGGTGGGATGTCTTACAAAACAATCTAGCCTGGCATTTCAGTATGCTCGTAATTTTAAGATGAGATTTATTATTTCTACTGGAGCTATTATCAATGGGCAGCCGGTGTTGTATCCTATGCAACTTAATGACAATGGTAGGTGGACTGGAGAATTAGTTTAATGGCCAAGAATGCTGTTATAGGTTTAAACAATAGAGAAAGAGTTAGACAAAAAAGAAAGTGGAGACACAAGAAAAGATTAAACAAAAGAGACGATAGGAAAGTATACCGGGGCCAGGGTAGATGAAGAAGTCAATAACTATTGATGGCCAAAAATATTTTTTTCTAAAATTAAAGTGGGTAGATATTGTAGGTACATCTACATTAGAAGGCAATACTGAATTTGATAAACTAAAATGTGCTAACATAATTACTGAGGGGTACTTGTATGACATCTTTGAAGAGGGAGGAAGAGAGTATGTTCGTACCTTTGCATCCTACTCATTAGATCCAGATCCTGGTTTCGGAGATAGAAATGCATATCCAATAGAAGTCTTTGATAAACACTCACAAAAAGCCATCAGAGAAGCTCATAGAGCTATGATTAAAGGTTAATCCGATACATCTGTCATCAAATAATTAATGCCTCTGTATGGTCCTTATATTGGATTTAAACGGAAAGTGTCTTATTTGTTCTCTATTGCACCTAGTAAACCAGCACAATAGCTGCCGAATACTACATAATCTTTATAAAAATATCTGTGGAGTTGTGCATCTCCATCATTTATAATCTTGTGCTCAAATAAATTGTGAGCATGAGGATCTTCGCATTGCTCTTCTGTTACCTGGACTGGATGCATGAACATCAGATCCGGGCCCATACCCAGGTATAATACAATGATAAATAGTTTCATTAGTTGCCAGTAGAATTTTCTGTCGGTTTCTTCAACAACTCAATCTCTAATTTATCTTTATGTTTCTCAATCCAGTATTCTTCGTATGGTCTAATATTAATTGTAGCTGTCTTATGCATGACCTCTAAATCAATATCATCGGCTGAATAAAACTTTTGATGGGGGTGGCCCTGGTCATCGTGCTCATCAACTGCAATCACAACAACATCATGCTCCCCATCAAATGCCTTAATCAATTCTTTTATAAACCATTTACTGAACCTAGATTTAAAGACAGTAGCCATATTACCTTATTACCTCTATTCCTCTTGGTCTAGCTGGATGGACTTTGATATATCCATCCCTTTCTAATAGCTTCAGCATTCGGTGTACATTACTATGAACACAACCGAACTCTCTAGCTATCTCTCTTACAGTAGGTGGTACTCTCTCTTTCTCAATATGTTTATTGATGTAGTCGTACAACCTTAACTGTTTCTTAGTCAGCATTAGATTGCTCATCCTTGCCTCCTAATTTGTTCTTAGCCTCAACAATAAAGTTCATGAGCATATCCCATTGACCTTTGTCTAGCTCCATTAACTTCTCAAGTGCAGCTTTGTTTTCTTTTTCAAGTGCAATCAAGTCATGAATTTTTTCTGCATCAGTCATCTCTTTATCTTCAAGTGTTCTGTTGACAGATTGTTTCATGGTGTTAACCCACACAGTCATTTTTCTTTTTTGATCTGCTGTCTCTGTAGGTACATTGTTATGATCTGGTTCCTCATCATCTCCAATATCCAACATAAATAATTTTTGTAAGATATATTTGTATGCGTAAGAGATTGCCTTACCATAACCTTTGTCCTGGTTATCATTACCAATCCCTGGGAAATCACCGACAACAATTTCTTCTTTTGTTTCGATGTCTATTATCTTAGCAGCCATGACTACCTTGTGTTGATTGCCATCGTGCATATGTTCTTTTACAAAAGGTAAGATAACTAAACCAACTCTTATTAGTTCCTTACTTACTACTTCTGTAATTGCATTGTGACTTGCAAATGTGTAAGGCATACCCTTACTTTTTTCTTTTTGTACATAACCAGCATTAGCCATAACACTATGCATCTTTGTATAAATGTTAGTGGTAGTTTGGTCCTTCGTCATCATCTTCTCCGTCTGTTTTTTCTGTGTCATTTATTTTGTCCTCCTTTACGACATTAATTGTAAACACTTGTTGTTGTAATCGCATAAACTCATAAGCTGTTTGGCCCATGACTTCGATAATTTCTTCCAGGATCTCTTGCTCAATATCGTAACCAGTCTTTTGTAAGATTTTTTCACGCAGCATTTTAGCTGTGTACTTACGAGCTGTGATATAAGCATTGAACCATTGGAATTGATTATCATCTTGCATCCTTTATGCTGAACCTCCTCATTACTATAGGATCAGCACCTGGTACTTCTACCATTTTAGTTTTTTTCCTAGTCATTGTTGTATGACTAATTACATACCCATTAAAAGATACTACTTCATGTTCTTTCATGATAGACTTGATAGCTTTTGAGGCCTCATCTTTTTCTTCTTTGGCTCTCTTCTCATCTTCACTTGCTTTCATAAAATCATCAATCAGTTGAGACAACATATTGTTACCATCCAGGTTAACTGGTTCTTTAACTCCATTACCTTTAAATATATCTGATGCCTCTTTAGTATTTTCTGGTGGATACCAATAGTCTTTACCTTCTAGTATTCCATCAAATCTATTCCAGAAATCTGTTGCTGCATTAATGATGTCATTACACATCTCAGTATTTCTTTGATAGACAAAGTATTGTAGTTCCCAACCTTTTACCAATCTAACAATGATACCCCAGGTACTCCCGGTACATAACATCTGTTGTTGTAACTGATAAATGTATAATGGATTTACAGGATCACTAGCAGCTCCAGAATAATTCTTAATCTCTACTGGACCACTTTTGCTTAGAACATTCTCTGTATTAGTGTGGTCAGTAATTAATAGACTACCATTGTTAATAGTTAAAAGATTATCCAGAGAGCTGCCTAGCTTTCCGTTGTCTAATGAATACAAGTTGGCCTTCTCCGGAACAGAGATTTTAAATTTGGCCCTTTGATTATCTGCGAGGATTTGTAATTCATCGACAAACATTTGCGTTATAGCTGGTTCCAATGCCTTACCAGCAATAACTTTCGGATTGTTAGCTATGTCATTGATAGCCTCCTTTCCTTCATGCTCATTAAGAGCATTCTTCATTACATCGTTTGGAGTAATGAAACCTTTTATGCCAGGTATCAGCGAACCGATAACACTAGCACCTAATTCTTTTCTTGCTAAAGAAGTTTTTCTTCCACTATCTTTCATATTAAAATCCTCCTGGTACATAAAAATAATAACATCTATCTATCATTAGACATGAGACACCGACTGCTGCGAATAACACAATCATGAATAGGATAAAAACAAATCCCTCCAGGATCATTTTAAAGAACTCTCTCATATTGAATTGTTCCTTGTAAACATATTGTTTATCTTCTGTATTCACTTTAGTCATTATTTGGTTCTTGATAACATGAACAATTTGAGACCACATATTATCTACTCCTTTCTGTGTTAATTAATTCATCTAAAATTTCACATTGTGCATGAAAATAAATTCCATCTTCATTAGTACATTGTGATGTACCATCATTGGCATCCCACTCTTTATCTTCCCAATGTTTAAATTTAGACTTAGCATACTCAAGAGCTCTTTCTGCTCTGACTTTAATTGTTTGTCTTTTCATTATACTCCCACTCTTTCTAGGACATTCTTAACTGTTGTCGGATACCAAACTTTGTCCTGGTAAGTTTTGACACCACGATCATTCAAGGCATTAGCTAAACCAGACAATGTAGTTATGCCTGTAGCTTTGATGCCAGAAATAATTTCTGAAATATTTTTTGCGTATTGGTTTGCGTTAGCTTTAGAAGTTTCATGACCTCTAACTCTAACTTCATCTAAGTTAGTTCTGTTGCCTAACAATTTACCTTCAGCTTTTTTTCTTTGTAATGCTGCCTTGGTACGATTAGAGATATTAATTCTTTCTAATCTATTGATAGCTACATGGAACCCAGCGATTGCATCATCTAAGTTTGGAGTATCCAATGCATCAACTTGTAAGTTTGTATCTTCTAAGAACTGGCCAACCTCGTAAGTTCTACCAAGTCTAGATAATGAATACACAACTAACGGACATCTCATTCTCTTAGCTGTTTTGATTGCATCCTGTAACACCGGTCTATTCTGAAATTTCTTTGCACCAGATACACCAGGTTCTTCAAACCAAATGATTTCTTGATTAGGATATTTTTTTTCGATTGCAAACTTTTGATTGTTTACATCTTGCTTATCGGTACTTACTCGTACAAGAGCTACTATTTGTTTCATTGTTATATTTCCTTTCATTGTTGTTCTCGTATTGTACATGAATACTTATAAGATATCTATGGTATATTTGCAAGATATATTAACCATAGGAGAAAAATATGCCTAAAAACAAGGAATTAACACCTTTCTACATGAAAATCTCCCAGGATCTCAAAGACAGATTACAAGCTCAAGCGAAGTTGGAACGCATTCCAATGGTAACTTTAGTGTCTCAACTCCTGGAACAAGGACTAATGATTAGACCTAAGATGAAACAAGACAACATCGACAAGTTAGTCGAAGCTGCTGGAATGGTGGGGGCTCATGTCGGACAAGATTAACCCAGACCATTACAAAAAGAAAACAATCGAAACTATTGAAGCTATCAAATCACAACTAACTGATGCTGAGTTCATCGGTTACTTGAAAGGTTCCATCATGAAGTACATTGCGAGAATGGGATTGAAAGTTCCAACACTCAAGGGTGCAAGAGAAGATGTAGCTAAAGCTCATTGGTTCGTAGAGTATCTTTTGAAAACTTTAACTGACTTAATCAATAAACAACAAGGGAATGTAGTAAACATTCATGGAAAGGATGACAATGAACCTAATAAATAATCCAGTCATGAGACCAGCTAAACCATTAAAAGAACTAGAGCAGCTATCTCCAAGAGAACTAAAAATTATTGAGATAGAGAACCTGGAGAAGAGACGAGACTTAATCCAGGAAAAGATAAACTTACTCAAGGTGGAGATTAATTACTATCCAGAGAAAGCAGAAGGCAGAATATGGTTAAAAGATATTCTGTTGGCTGTGTGTCGTTACATGGATTTTACTCCAGAAGAAATACAATCCGATAGACGATATAAAGATTTAGTACGAGCTAGGTCCTTGTATCTTAACTTGTGTCTAGACTTAACTAAACATGGTGTTACTCACATTGCCAGAACTTGTGGAGACAGAGATCACACAACTGTATGCCATCATCATAAGATGAAGCTAGAGAAGAAGAAACATTGGTCTCAAAATACAAAGGAAGGTATTGGACTGTGGTCAGATTATACGAAAGTAAAACAAGAACTACTGAATAACATCACGCATGGCTACTGCTCCGAAAAATAAAGATAAAGCAGATTACGGAACCGGCAGAACTCCTGGCCACTTCTGTGTCATTCCACAGAGAGCTGTTGCTGATATAAGGTTCAAACAATACCCCAGGACTTTTATGGTTCTGTGTGCGTTAGGTAACTATACATCGAGACAAGGTGTGTGTTGGCCGAACCAAGTAACTATTGCCAAGGTCCTAGGAATTAAGTCTCAGTCTACTGTGAGTAAACATATTAAGAAACTAATTGATATGGGTTACATACGATATGCTAAGAAACATCCTGGGCTCAAAGGCAATAAATACTTCATGGTATTCGATCCAGAGATAACGGAAGAGGATGCCAAAGCGACTGCTACTGTTGATGATAGAAGCTACGAAGAGAAACCAGAAATACCTAAAGGACCTAAGATGGATGACAAGACTAAGTATTCACTCAGAAGGAATACAAAGATAGAGGTAAAGCCTACTGTAAAAGAGGGAGATAAGGTAGATATTCACTCCAAGGAATATGTAGATATTCATTCAGAGACGATACATAACAACAAACTTAACAATGATATATACCCTAAAGGTAAATATGTTATGAATGAGTTTAGGAAACTAACCGAACAAATATTCGGACAACATCTTCAGTACAGTCAAGGACACCTGGACATTCTGTGTTCCTGGATAAAGGACAGGAACCTAGATCCAGATACTGCTGTAAAGAAGATAAAGGATGTCTTGATATGGAGAAGAGATAATAAAAAGGATAGTGTTAAAAGTATTGTATTCTTTGAGAATGTATTCTTTAGACAAGCAGCACCAGTAGATAAGAAGGAAGAGCTACAGAGAATGATAAAGAAAATATCTAGAAGCAAGAACATGAGGTATTTATAAATGGTAAACGAACCTTTACACTTTATAACCCACGATTATTTACGAAGAGGCAGTTGGTCCAGAATGACGCACCTTGGGGGGTGGGGCGTCTGTCTATATATGGGGGGTTCCTCACAATTTTTTTGCAGAAATTTCATTAATCAGTATAATAGAAACAAATCGGAAACATAACAGAAAGGAAATATATGTCTAACGGACCTACACACAGTAACCGAACTTTCAAGCTAATGAAAACAACTACTCTTTCAGAGGGTGAGTTTATTATTGAGACTTGGGAAGGTTCCAACTACGATAAAGAAACCGGTGTAAGAACACCAGTACCTGGAGCTTTGGATATTAAGATATACAACAAAGATCCAAGTAAAGAGTATAACAAAGGAGATGCTGTTATATTTTTTAGAGTGTTTGAGAATAATAATGAAGGAACAGGAAATATTCCTCAACACCAGCAGTCAGCAGCAGATAAGGGAAAAGAACAGTTAGATGACGACATCCCCTTCTAAAAAGAAAAGGATAGTAAAACCTCCTTTGGATCGTTTCGGTGGTATCCGAGTGGTCCAGAGGAGATTAAAGAAATCTGAAGTCATTGAGCACAACAAAGAGAATGTTGCTCAAGAACTAATTGATATAGCAACAGCTAATATTGCCGATATTGTTTGGTGGGATGACCAGGGTAATGTCTCTGTAAAAGATCCTAAAAACATACCGAAAGCAGCAATCAAGGCTATAAAAAAAATTAAGATGATACCGACAAAAGCTGGTCCTCAGTTAGAAGTAGAACTACATGACAAGGTATCAGTTCTAAGAACATTAGCGAAGGCTTCTGGTTTATTAGAACAACAAGAGGATATTGATAAACCTTCAGTAGTGGGTATTGTCATGCATGGGCCAGAACCAAAAATAATTGATGGAGATGTAACAGATGCCGAAGAACAGACTAATGACACCGGAGGAGATAGACCGAGTTCAAGTGGTGATGTTAAGGAAGAAACTGAGTGACGAACATTGTGCCAGGATTGTAGGTCGATCAACAAAGGATTGGAAAAATATTGTTATGAAAAAGAAATCAGAGGATAGCTATCGTATAGTTTCTATGTTACATACTTTAGAAAACTACTAATAATGAATGTATTAAGTTTATTTGATGGAATGTCCTGTGGGCAGATAGCATTAAATCAATTAGGTATTAAAGTTGATAAATATTATGCAAGTGAAATCGACAAGTATGCCATTAGTATTACAAAAAAAAATTTCCCTAATACAATCCATTTAGGTGATGTAACCAAAGTTAAAGCAGAAGATTTAGAACCTATAGATTTATTAATGGGTGGTTCACCTTGCCAGGGTTTTAGTTTTGCTGGTAGACAATTAAATTTTGATGATCCTAGAAGTGCATTGTTTTTTGAGTTTGTAAGGTTACTAAGAGAATGCAAACCTAAATATTTTTTATTAGAGAATGTTAGAATGAAACAACAGTATCAAGATGTAATTACTGAACATCTAGGTGTTGAACCTATTATGATTAATAGTGCATTGGTATCAGCTCAGAATAGAGTTAGATTATATTGGACTAACATCCCTAATATTACTCAGCCTCAAGACAAAGGTTTAATCTTAAAAGATATATTAGAAAATTTAGAAGATGTAGATCCACTAAAAGACACAGAAAGAAATCAAAGACATTGTAAAGAGGTAGATGAAAAATCATTGTGCATGACATCTACTATGTACAAAGGTGCTGGCAATAATGGAATGACTTTAGTTCCAATAAAAAATCCAGAACGAATAAAAGAAAGAACTACTTATTTTCAATTTGATGTAAGTGGTAAAGGATATAACTCGCAACAAGATCGTGTCCGTAAACTAGATAAACCTAGTGGAACTTTAGCTGCTCAAGCAGCATCTATTCCTAAAATTTTATGTGGTGCATATAGAGGTAGATATGACCAAGATGGAACTATTAAACAAAATTTAGAAATTAGAGATGATGAAAAAACAAATACTTTAACTACAGTACAAAAAGATAATGTATTAGTTAGAGAAAAATCTAAGACAGTTAGAACTGGTGGTAGAGGTAGTTACGATAGACATGAATGGGATAGTGTTGGTAATAAAGGCACAGAATTATATTATAGAAAGTTAACACCAACAGAATGTGAAAGATTACAAACTGTACCAGATGGTTATACTGAAGGTGTATCTAATACTCAAAGATATAGAATGTTAGGTAACGGATGGACTGTTGAAGTAATTAAACACATATTTAGTGAGATCAGATGAGTGATGCAATAACAAATCTTAATTTAGACTTTTCTACTTCACCTACAGTATGGAAGTTTCTTAAAGATAAATCTTTTGTTAGAGGTTTGATGGGCCCGGTAGGAAGTGGTAAATCTTATGCCTGTGCAGCAGAGATAATGTTAAAAGCTGTTAGCCAAGTACAAAGTCCTCGTGACGGGATTAAGTATTCTAGGTTTGTTGTAGTGCGTAACTCTTATCCCGAGTTGAGGACAACTACTATAAAAACATGGCAAGAACTTTTTCCAGAGAACATTTGGGGGCCATTTAGATGGAGCCCTCCCTTAACGCATCACATTAAGTTACCACCTAGAGATGGAGCTCCAGGAATAGATTGTGAAGTAATATTCTTAGCCCTTGACCAGCCCAAAGATGTTAGGAAGTTATTATCAATGGAACTTACTGGTGCGTGGGTTAACGAGGCCAGAGAATTACCTAAAGCAGTTATCGATGGTCTTACGCATCGTGTTGGTCGTTACCCCACATTATCGGATGGAGGAGCAAAACCCTGGAGAGGAATTATTATGGATACAAACCCGATGGATGATGACCATTGGTGGTATCGATTATCAGAAAAAGAAAAGATGTCTGGTCCTTATGCCTGGAAGTTTTACAAACAGCCTGGAGCAGTTATTGAATACATGAAAGATGATTTACCAGAAAACCCGGAAGCAAATGGATTTATCTATAGTGCTAAGAAGTGGTGGATGGCAAACCCTAAAGCAGAAAATAAAAAAAATTTACCGACTGGCTACTATGAGCAAACATTACTTGGAAAGAATATTGATTGGATAAGATGTTATGCCCAGGGCCTTTATACTTATGTCCAAGAAGGCAAACCCATTATTAGTGAATACGATGACAACATTATGTCTCAAGAACATTTAGAACCAGATCCATCTGTACCAATTCAAGTAGGTGTTGACTTTGGTTTAACTCCAGCAGCTATCTTTGGACAAAGATTATCTAATGGTAGGTGGGTAGTATTACATGAGTTAGTAACTTTTGATATGGGCCTAGAAAGATTTGGTAGTATGTTAAAAACAGAATTAGCTAGTAGGTATCCAAAGTTTGATGTATTAGTATGGGGTGATCCAGCCGGACAAAAGAGAGATGAGATTTACGAAGTGACTGCATTCGATCATTTAAGGTCTATAGGTTTAACTGCTAGACCAACTGCCACTAACGATTTTAAAGTTAGAAGAGAAGCTGGTGCAATGCCAATGAATAGATTGATTGATGGTAAACCAGGTCTATTGATTGACAGTAAGTGTAAAAGATTGCGTAAGGCATTGAGTGGTGGTTATCACTTCAAACGAGTTCAAGTATCTGGAGCAGAAAGATTTAGAGATCAACCAAACAAGAATGAACATTCCCATGTCGGTGATGCGTATATGTATTTACTGTTAGGTGGTGGTGAACACAGAGCTCTAACAAGAGGAAGTAATCCAAACTTTAAACAAGCAACAGCTAATACGGACTTTGATATATTTGCATGAGTAGTAAATCAAAAATAAAAGGAACCAGAGTAGAAAGAAAGATAGTTAAACTATTTGAAGATATTGGTATTGATGCCAGGAGACAACCACTATCCGGTGCCTTGCAAGACTTTCCTCATGATGTCCAGGTTAAATTAATGGGTGGATTAAATTGTGAAGTGAAAGCAAGAAAAGATGGAAAAGGATTTGCAACAATTAAAAGATGGAAAGGTTCAGCCGATCTGCTAATAATGGTAGAAGATTATGATGAACCTTGTGTCTTAATGAACTGGAGTTTATGGAAGAACATAGCAAAGATACTAAAAGAAAATGGAGAGTAAAAGTTTGGTTAACAAACGAAATGCAATTAGAAACAGAAGTTGTTCTAGAATGCACAGAAAAAAAATTAAAGCAGTTAAGGTTTCCGAAAAGATTTAGATTAACTTATGAACCTATCGACACTTGAAAGTATATTTAGAATTGATGGAGCCAAAGGACCATTAACAGTATTACCATTTAAATCTTACCTATTGACCTTAATGGATTTACATCCAGAAGATAAAGCTAACATGGATCAGATACCTGGTTATTTAAATTATTTAGACCAAGCTGCCAAAAAAGGATTTGCATATACAGTTGTTGACAATGGTAAACCTATAGTTTGTTTTGGTGTATCACCACAATGGCCAGGAGTTGCAGAACTATGGCTAATACCAGATATGAAATTAATTTTTAAACACAGATTAAAATTTCATAAAGGTGCATTAAAGTTTATGGAGACTTGTGCTGAAGAATTAAATCTGCATAGACTTCATGTAACAGTTAGTGCTCTTAATGTTCGTGCTATCAAATGGATTGAAAGTATATATTTTGAAAGAGAAGGTGTATTAAAAAAATATACTTTTAATAAAAATGATATGATAATGTATAGTAGAATATTCGAGAGGTAATTATGGGATCACTATTTAAGACACCAAGTTATTCTCCTCCTCCACAACAAGCAGAAGCTAATAAGTTGTTGGATGAGAGAGAAGCTAGAGCTGAAGCATCAGAGAAAAAAGAGTTAAGAAAACTTGCTGCTAAGAGACGAGCTAGTAGAGGTGGTGGAAGATTATTGTTCTCACAAGACCGAGCTATCCCACAATTAGGTGTGGGAGGTAAAATGTCTACAGTACAATCGTATTTAAGAAATCCGTATGAAGATGAAAGGAGTGCATAATGGGTGGAGTACCAATCATAGATAAAGCTGTTGATGTAGTTGAAGATGTAGTTGGTGGTGTTGGCGAAGCTGTAGGAATTACACCAAAGAAAAAAAGAACTCAACAAACTAGAGCTGCTGAAGTTGCAAAAGAAACTGTACCAGAAAAGAAAAGAGATATTACTAGAACTCTTAGACGAAGAACTTCAAAGATCCGTAGAGGAACTAGAAGTTTAGTAGGTGGTAGATTGTTTCCAACTCCAGGTGCTGAAGCTGCTACAAAAGATTTAAGTCCAATTAGAAATCCAAGAGATGGATCAACATTAGGATCTTAATCATGGCAGATAGACAACCACAAGTTTTTGTAAGAAATCCTAGACATCGTGATCTTGAAAAAGAGAAACGAGAGAGGGAGCAAAACAATGGCTAAAGAAGGATACCACAAAACTAAATCTGGCAAGATGGCTAAGAAGGGTTTGTATTATTATATCAATAAGAAAAAAAAAGAGGGTACTTCAAAACCAAAATCTAAATCAACAATTTCTGATGAGGCCTATGCAAATATGAAAGCTGGGTTTCCTAAGAAGAAAAAAAGAAGGGAAGGATTAGTCTAATGTACAAAATGAAAATGAAAAAATCTCCAGCTAAAAAGAAACTAGCTGCGATGTATGGTGATAAGAAAAAGATAACCAGGGGCGATGTTATTGCTGCTGCTAAAAAGAAAAAGGAAAAATCATAATGTTAATTTTTGGACATACTCCTAGAGAGTGGAAGAGACGAGCTATGTTGCATAAAACTTGTATCATTGTAGCTGTTGTATCTTTTGCGTTAGGAGCTGCGATTTTTTAATGGTAGCTAAGAAGTATCAGAATAAAAGTGGTGGATTAAACCAAGCTGGTAGAGATTACTACAAAAGAACAGAAGGTAGTAATTTAAAAAGACCACAGAGCTCTGGTACGGATGGCAGAAGGGTTTCCTTTGCTGCTAGATTTTCTGGTATGAAGGGGCCACTAATGAAAGATGGTAAACCAACAAGATTAAAACTTGCATTAAAAAAATGGGGGTTTGCATCTAAAGAAGCAGCAGCTAAGTTTGCTGCAAACAATAAAGGAAAAGCATAATGCATTTAAAACCAGAACAAGTATTAGATAGATCCGGGAAAGCATTTACCCGAAAAGAGTTATGGAGAACTATCTACGAAGATTGTTATCGTTATGCTCTCCCACAAAGAAATTTATATGAAGGTTACTACGAAGGTAATGTTCCTGGTCAAAATAAAATGAACATGATCTTCGACAGTACAGCAGTTCATTCCGTTCAACGATTTGCCAACCGGATACAATCCGGATTATTTCCTCCTTACAAAAAATGGTGCAGACTTGAACCTGGTAATGAAATCCCAAAAGAAAGACGAGCAGAAGTTCAGTCAGCATTAGATTTATATCTTGATAAAATGTTTAGTGTACTCCGACAATCCAACTTTGATTTAGCTATAGGAGAATTTCTACTCGATCTTTCTGTGGGAACAGCAGCAATGTTAATCCAACCAGGAGATGATTTAAATCCAATTAAGTTTACACCAGTACCACAATATCTAATTGCATTAGAAGAAGGACCGAGTGGAACTGTAGATAATGTTTATCGTAAATATAAATTAAGAGCTGAAACTATTACTAGAGAATTTCCAGATGCTAATATTCCTATTACATTACAAAGACAAATAGATGAAAAACCACAAGAGCAAATAGAACTTATTGAAGCTGTTATTTATGATTTAGATAGAGGTGACTATTGTTACCATATATTACATGAGAAATCTAAAGAGGAATTAGTATTCCGTAGAATGGATCAATCACCTTGGATTGTTTCTCGTTATATGAAAATACCTGGAGAAGTTTTTGGTAGAGGTCCATTAGTAACTGCATTGCCAGATATTAAAACTCTAAACAAAACTTTAGAACTTCTATTAAAGAATGCATCAATAGCTTGTGCTGGTGTTTATACAGCAGCAGATGATGGTGTAATCAATCCTTCTAATATTCGTATTCAACCTGGATCAATTATTCCTGTTGCTAGAAATGGTGGACCACAAGGTGCATCACTAGCTCCATTACCAAGATCCGGAGATTTCAATGTATCTCAAATTGTTATTAATGATTTAAGAATGAATATTAAAAAACAATTACTTGATGATACTTTACCTCCAGACAATATGTCAGCGAGGTCAGCTACAGAGATTGTAGAAAGAATGAAAGAACTTGCTCAGAATATGGGTGCTGCATTTGGTAGACTTATAACTGAGACAATGGTTCCAATCATTCGTAGAACCCTCTTCATTATGGATCAAAAAGGAATGATCCAGCTCCCTTTGAAGGTTAATGGGCTCCAGGTTAAAGTTACTCCTGTTAGCCCATTAGCAAAAGCACAAAACTTAGATGAGGTAAATGAGGTAATGCAATTCTTTCAGATTGCTAATGCTCTTGGCCCTGGTGGTGTTGCTGAATTAAAACCAGATGCTATTGCAACTTTTGTTGGAGATAAACTTGGTATCCCTAGTGAACTAAGAACTTCACCACAAGAGAAGGAAGCAATCATACAACAGAGTATGCAGATGATGTCAGCACAATCGGCAATGATGCAAGGTGCAGCTCCAGGAGCTCAACCTAGTCAACCACAAACACAAGAACCAGTAGAGGCAGTAGAAGAGCAACTTAGATCATGAAGCAAGGATGGGATGGGATAGAGTTCCTAGATGTTAAGTCTAAGAACGAACCTAAAGATATTGAAGTAGAAATTAATAAAGCATTTGCTAGAACATTTGAAACAGAAGAAGGAAAAAAAGTATTAGAGTTTTTAATTAAGAAAACTCTAGAACAACCAACCTGGGTTCCTGGTGGTGATAACAGCTATGGATATGCTAGAGAAGGGCAGAATAGTATCATCAGAGAAATCCAACAACGCATAGAGAGGGCAAAACAATGAGTGAAGAAAACACTAACCAGGCAGAAGGCCTAATGGATAATGTCAATCCACAAGAAGAACAAGAGGCTCCTAATCCAGAAGAGACTTATGTTCCTCATAAAGAAGAAGATACTAAGACTGTAGAACAAGCTAAGACAGAAGAAGCAGCTCCTGTATTAGAAAAACCAGAATACCTGGAAGATAAATTCTGGGATGAAAAGAATGGTGTAAAGGTAGAAGATTTAAATCATTCTTATAAAGAGTTACAAAAACAATTCTCTATGGGTAAACATAAAGCTCCGGCTGAATATGATTTATCTGTAATGGAAGATGTAGATGTTGAAGAGGATGAACTAGCTAAAGAATTTTTAGACTGGGCAAAAGAGAATAAACCTACCCAGGCTGCATTCGATAAGTTAGTAACCACATTTAAGACACTATCTCAACAACAAGCTGCCGAAGAAAGTATTGACCTGGAGGCAGAACAAAAAGCTCTTGGTCCTAATGCAGATCAAATTATCAAAGGTATTAGTGATTGGGGTAAAGGTTTAGTTAGTAAAGGTGTTTGGTCAGATGATGACTTTGAAGAGTTTAAAGTATTTGCTGCTACAGCGAATGGTATTAATGCTCTAAATAAAATCAGAAAATATTATGGTGAACAAACAATTCCTACTGCTCCAACTGATGTTGATGGCTCAGTAAGTAAACAAGAACTATATGAAATGGTAGCAGATCCTAAATATAAAACAGATCCAGCTTTCCGTAGAAAAGTAGAAGAACAGTTTGCTAGAGCATTCCCTGGGCAAGTGAATAACGAATATTAATTAGTCTTGCTAATTTTTTAATTTTCGATTATCCTACTCATCGAAGATAACCAAATTTTTTTTATGGCCTTCTGGCTGGTGAGCAAAGACACCATTTTGTCAGCCGGGCTTTTACCCGACAACTGCAAGTTAAGTAATATAAATGTGTTAATAAAGGAGAAATACTATGGCACAATCAATAACTAATGCCTTTGTTACACTTTTTGATGCCGAGGTAAAACAAGCATACCAGGGAGAAAGTTCAATTCTTGGATGTGTAAGGCTAAGACAAGGTGTACAAGGTAACACTTACAAGTTCCCAAAACTTGGTAAGGGATCTGCCACAGCTCGTATTCCACAAACTGATGTTACTCCACTTAATGTAACATACAGCCAAGTGACTGCGACTATGTCAGACTACAATGCTGCTGAATACTCAGACATCTTCCATCAAGCAAAAGTAAACTTTGATGAAAGACAAGAGTTAGTTCAAGTAGTATCAAAAGCAATCGGTAGAAGAATGGATCAATTAATCCTTGATGGATTAGATGCAGCTTCTTCACCTTCAACTGTTGCAAAAACTGTTGTGACATCTGGATCAGCAACTGCTTCTAACTTAAATGTTGGTAAGTTAATTGCTGCTAAGAAAGCTCTTGACGCAAATAATGTTCCGTTTGATGACAGACACATTATTGTTCATGCTAATAACCTTTCTGGTTTATTAGGTGATGAGAGAGCAATCTCTGGAGACTTCGCAACTGTGAAAGCTCTTGTTGCTGGTGAGATCAACACTTTCCTAGGTTTCAGATTTTATGTAATCGGAGACAGAGACGAAGGTGGTCTACCATTATCAACTAACGACAGAACTTGTTTTGCGTTCCACAGATCAGCAATGGGTATGGCTGTAAACATGAACCAGAAAACTGAGATCAACTATGTTCCAGAGAAAACTTCTTTCTTAGTGAACTCAATGTTCTCTGCTGGTGCAGTTGCTATTGATGACGAAGGTATCGTTAAAATAACTTGTGACGAAAGCTAATAGAGGAGGATATTAATTATGGCTTATTCAAAAGACAACTTACAACCAATCGGTGGTCAAGCTAAAGCTGGTAATGCTCCTCAAATGTGGAGTTACACAGCACCTGGCACAGATGCCATCGCTGACATTAATACAGAAGGGTACTTCAATAGTGCATCAGATGTATTAAAAGTTGGTGACTTAATCTATGTATGGGATAGCTCTGTACCAACAGGCACACTTTGTATTGTATTATCAAATGCAAGTGGTGTTGTTGATGTATCTGATGGAACAGCTCTATCAGTTGCAGACGCAGACTAATAACTAATCGAGAGGGGGCCTTCGGGCCCTTTCTCCATAGAAAAGGATTAGAATGGCAAGTGGAGATACGAATGTTTCAATCTGTAACCAGGCATTAGTGTTACTTGGTTCAGAAACTATTTCATCATTTACTGATACAACAAACGATGCATCAACTGTTTGTAATCAAATTTATGACACAGTTAAAAGACAGGCATTGTCATTGTATCCCTGGTCCTTTGCTCTAACTAAATCTCAACTAGCACGATCTTCTACTACACCTATTAATGAATGGGCATATCAATATGTTATGCCATCAACTGCAATTTCATCTACACCATTACAAGTTTATAACTCAAGTGCTACAAGCATTTTACCAATGCAAAATTACGAAATTTTATATACATCATCTGGCCCAGCCATTGCTACTAATGAAGAAAGTATTTATGTCGATTATATCTCTAGTGTTATTACAGAAGGATTAATGCCCTCATATTTTGTACAGCTTCTTGTTTATATGATGGCTTGGCATCTTGCTGAACCAGTAACAGATCAAATTACAAAATCTGATTATTGGAGAAAAGTAGCTGTGGGAACAGAGGCCGAAAATGGAAGGGGTGGGTATTTTCGACAAGCAACCAATGTTGACGGAAGGGGTAAACCAAACTACGCAATAGTTGATTTCCCATTAACAGATGTTAGAAACTAATGAGCAGAGCTACAAGCATACAAACAAACTTCACTACAGGAGAAGTAGATCCGTTACTAAACTCCAGGATTGATATTAATCAATACTATAATGGTTTAGACAAAGCTCGTAATATTTTAATCCAACCTCAAGGTGGTGCAATTCGTAGACCAGGTCTAGAGTATGTATCAGAAATTCCTTCTGCTGCTAATCCAAGTAGTGGATGTCGATTAGTACCTTTTGAATTTTCGACTACACAAAGTTATATGTTGTTATTTGTTAACAACAGAATGTATGTCTATAAAGATAAAGACTTAGTAACAAATATAAATGGAAGTGGTAATGATTATTTAACTACAACTATAGCAAGTGCATACATTCCAACAATGGATTACGCACAATCTGCTGATACATTAATTGTAGTACACGAAGATATGAACCCAGTAGAAATTACTAGAGGTGCAAGTGATAGCTCCTGGACAATATCTAATATAAGTTTTGAGTACATTCCTAAGTATGCATTTACACTTACCACAACATCGGGTGGTCATTCTTTAACACCTAGTGAAGTAGATGGTAACATTACTCTTAGTGCTGGTGGTGGATCTTTTGCTGCTGCTGATGTTGGTCAATATGTAGAAGCTAATGACGGATTAGGTAGAGCAAGAATTACAAGATTTGTTGCTAGTAATGAAGTTGAAGCTATTGTTGAAATACCTTTTTTTAATACGGATGCTATTGCATCTGGATCATGGTTTATAGAAAGTGGTTATGAAGATACCTGGAGCTCATCAAAAGGATGGCCAAGAACTGTAACCTTTCACCAGGGCAGATTATATTTTGGTGGTTCTAAATCTAGACCTAATACTTTGTTTGCATCTAGAGTTGCAAGATTTTTTGATTTTAATCCTGGCGAAACATTAGACGATGATGCTATCGAAGCTACCCTGGCTACTGATAGTGTTAATGCTATAACAGGAATGTTTGCTGGTAGAGACTTACAAATCTTTACTAAAGGTGGTGAATTTTTTATTTCTCAGGCATCACTAGATCCTATTACACCAAACAACCTAGTTGTAAGTACAGCAACTAGAAGAGGATCTAAAGAAGGTATTAAACCAGTTGGTGCTGAGAGTGGAACTTTATTTATACAAAGAGCTGGTAAATCATTAAGAGAGTTTTTATTTTCTGATGTAGAGTTATCTTACATTTCTAATAATATTTCATTGTTATCTTCTCACTTGCTCCGGTCTCCGTCTGACATGGCTCTGCGAAAAGCTACTTCTACTGATGATGGAGACCTTCTTCTGTTAGTGAATAGTACCGATGGATCTTTAGCAACTTACTCTATTTTAAGAGGACAAAATGTTATCGCACCTTCTCTATCTACTACTGATGGAGATTTTGTAAATGTTGCTGTGGATGTAGACACAATTTATTTTGTAATTAAAAGAACTATTAACAGTACAACTAAATATTATGTTGAAGCATTTAATGATGACAATACAACAGATAGTAATGTTTTGTTATTTGGTGCATCAAAACCCAGTACAACAACTGTTACAGGCCTTAGTCATCTAGAAGGTGAAACAGTTAAGGTGATTGCTGATGATGTTATGCAAAGTAATAAAACAGTTTCCTCTGGTCAAATTACTTTAGATAGTGTTCCTACAACTTATGTAGAAATAGGAATTGACTTTACACCAGAGATTAAAACTTTACCGGTAGAATTAAAATTACCAAGTGGTAATGTATTAGCACAGCAGGAAAGAATATTAGAGGCAACAGCAAATATGTATTTAACACAAAATTTAACATTAAATGGTAATGACTTTACTTTTACTGCTGGTGATTTCTATACAGGATTAAAAAGAAGAAAACCAATATTAGGTTATGATCGAAGAGGACAGTTGACATTTTCCCAGTCACAACCTCTATTTTTTACATTATTGGGAATAGAATATAAAGTGAGTGTAGGACAATGAGCCCTTGGACAATAGTAGCTGTAATAGCATCAGTAGGTAAATCATACGCAACTTATCAAAGTGGTATGGCTCAAAAGGCCTACTACGATAGTAAAGCTGATGAGGCTCTATTAAAATATAAATCTAAAAGAATTGAAGCTAAAGAACAAGGTGTCAAAGTTATAAAAGCAACTAATGATAATTTATCTACTATGATAGCTAAAGCTGCTGCAAGTGGAATTATGCCAATGGAAGGTTCTGCTGCTACAGCACAGATTGCATCATTAAGAGTTGGCTCAGAAGAATTTGCTATCTCTATGATTAACCAGGAGTTAATGCAAAATTTAGGATTAGTAGAATTTACTAATTTAAAAGCTGCTGGTAAGAATGCTAAACAAGCTGGAATTATGGGAGCTATATTTGGTTTTGGTACTGACATAGCAACAATAGGAACTGCTGGAGGTTTTGAAAAAACATAATGGCTAAGAGACAAGTATTTAGAGGATTGAATGTACAATACTTTCCATTAAGTGGAACTTCGACTGGTGTTGAGCAACAACAACAGGCACAAAGTTTTTCTAACCTGGCTGCTAACATTGATAGAACTTTACGATTTGCATTAGGTAAAGTTGAGACCGAAAGTGAAATTGCAGCATACGAATATGCAGCATCCAATCCATTAAGTGCTAGTGAATATTTAAATGCAGATCCTGTAGAAAGATCAAAGCTATTACCTAAAGGTACTAACAAATATAAACAAGTTTTAAGAAACGCACAGATTAATTTTATGGCTACTGATATTTCTATGGCAGCCTCTAAAGATATTGCTGCCTTGGAACAAGAAGCTGTAACTTATGATATGTCAGCAGATGAATTTGAAAACAGATTAAATTCTATTGTTGATGGTTACACACAATCATTCTTAGAGATTGATGCTGAAGGAGCTGTAACAGTAAAAGCTAAGTTAGCTACAATGGCTCACACTTCTTACAATAGTTATTTAAGTGACACTATTAAGAAAGCAAAAGATATTAAGACTGCTGTAGTAGATGACTACGCACAAACTTCTATTGATAGTGTAGCTAAAGAAGTTAATGCATATATGGATACAATAAAAATTGCAGATGATATTAATGACCAAGAAGTAACACTTACTATTGACCAACACTTAGCACAGAAAAAAGAAAGAATTAAAAACGAGTTAATTCTCCAAGGATACAAAAACTTAGATCAATGGAGTAAAGACTATGATGCAGAAGTTATAAAACAAAAACAAAATGTTTTAACTACTTACTATGATACACCAGGTATTGAAGAAACTGCTACCCAGGCTATGGAGATGGTAGACGAAGCAGAGAACGGAACCTTTGGTGGTAACACACAACTACAAAATATTTACAACAGTTTGCCAGAGAATGAGCAAGAGGCATACTTAGATAAGATTGATGCCTGGGCAACGGGTGTAAGACAACAAATAGAAGATAAAGAAAAGGCAAGAGTATTAGATGCTAGTGGTGCTATTAAAAATATTAGAATTAATTATCATGAAGCGAAAGAAGAAGGAGATTTCCTAGCTGCTAAAGCTGCATTAGATGAAATGAAAAATACTGATAAGACAGCTTACCTGGAGTTACTAAAAGATTTTAATACAGCTAAAGATGATGACAATACTTTTACTGATAGTGCAGCATATGACAGTTTAGAAGTATCACTATTGTTTGGTGATTTAACATTTGCAGATGTTGATGAAGCATATGGTAAAAGACAGATTACTGCAAAACAAAGAAGTTATTTTAAACTTGCTATTGATAAAAGAACATCAAAGGCATTTACAGATGCAGATGACATTCTTAAAAAAGAATTAGCATATGAAGATACAAGAATATCTATAGGTGATAGTGAAGAGAAAACTTTAGCTTACGAACAATATAGAAAGAAGTCATTAGAACTTTATGACTATATGAGATCAGATATTGATGATGGTCAAGGTGGTACAAGAAAACCAACACCAAACGAATTGATTACTTATGCAAAACAAATTGTAGAAATAAAAACAGATGAAGTAGATTTACAAGTTAAGATAAATCAACTTAATAGCAAAGTGTATAGCAACACAAAAGAGTAT